GTGTAGGGCACCCGTTAGTATTAGATATAAGCAAGGCTGATACTTTTCAAGCACAATCAGACAGGCAGGACAAGCTTTTAAGAGACGTAGCCCTTGTGTTTAATATGACCAACATGGAAATAAACCTGGCTGGCGGGGAGTTTACCAGCGGAAAGGAGACCAGCGAAGAGCAGGGGGAAATTGAAGCTGGCAAGGGCACAGGGCCAATTATGCAAAAATGGGAGTCCATCATCTGCCGGGATATTCTGCCTTATCGCTTTGGCACCGATCATATTTTTAAATATAAAAAGACACTTACGGAAACAGAGCAGGTCAAGCTTGACGCTTTACGCTTTGGGAGTGGCACCTGGACGAAAAACGAAATCAGATCGGCCAGGGGCGACGATCCAATATTTGAGGCAGGTAATGACAGCCTTAACCAGCCGGAAGGGGCAAAGCCAGCGGCACCGGATGGGAGCCAGCTTAACCCCTTTAATATGAAAGCGATCTAATAAAATGAATACGGGATTATATGCCAATAAAAAAAGCGGTCTGTATGAAAGGGGGGTCAAATTGGATAGAATAGTCAAACATAATGGGATTACTATTCATTTCGAAAAAATTAAAAAAGGTATGACTGTAGAAATATTTGAAAAGGCAGACGAAAAGGTCGGGACCTTCTACGCAGAAAGTGACGCTTTCTTTGACGGGAAAGAATGGTCTTTCCGGTGTAAGCAAACAGAATTTATTAATTAATGGAAAATAATATTTTAATTGACAAAAAAGTAAATCCTGATTTTATCGATGAACAGATGGGTCCTTTAGAATTGGACCTGATCGCGTTCTTTAATCTGTTACAGAATGACATTTTTTCTTTAATGGAAGACTACCAGGGCACCCCGGACGCGTTTATAAATGATGTTCTTTCCCTGCTTGATGATCAGGGCGGCGGCCAGGAGGTACGAAAAAGCCTTGATGCTATCCATTTAAAGCCAGTCTACAAAGCGGACCGGAAGTTAGAGGGCCGTCTTGACTTCCAGGGACTTAAAATATCAATCGAAAATGCAAAAGGCAGCGTAAGATCAGGCGTCGATCAGGATGGGCACGGCTGGTCTATAAAAATGCTTTACCCTTACGGTTATATCAGGTGCACGGAAGGGGAAGACGGCGATCACTTAGATTGCTACATAGGGGACGCGAAAGAATCTTCCCGGGTTTTTATAATCCATCAAAACGATCCGGTATCCGGATCCTATGATGAAGATAAAGTCATGTTAGGTTTTAATACTGCAGAGCAGGCAAAAAAAGCTTATACGCTGCATTATGACCGGCCGGGCTTCTTTGGGTTTATGGAAGAAATGGAAATCGAAGATTTCAAAGCTATGTTAGCGGATAAATGGGAAGAGTCAAAAAGCCAGGTCAATAAATCCAGATTGTACAGCCTGGCGGCTAACGTTTTAAAGAGCATGGTTAAAAATGGCAAGTAGTTTTTTTAAACGCCTGGAAGAAAAATACGGGACAGAGAATATCAAGGGAAAAAAATATAAGCGGGTCATTAAAGAAATACTTTCCCATAATCAGGAAAAAATCAGTAATGCAATGGGGCGGCTTAGTGCTGAAAATTACCGGATAAGCTTAAAGGGTGTAAGTGAAACAAAAGCCAAGACAATAAAATTACCGGATATTTCCGAGGTACTGCCTAAACGTAGCGTCTTTATAGTGAAGGCTGCAGAGAAAGGCGACCTTATAACAGACACGCTCCGGACTCGCTTAGAGGCAGATTTAAGATCCTCATTAAAAGAATTTGACGGCACAAATGACAAAAGGATGGAATATCAGCGCGGGATTAAGGCTTCACAAATAAACCCTAAGCTGATACAATCATTTAAAGCTAAAATAACCGAAACATTTAAAGATTATACAAAGCGCGATCCTACGACCGGCGTACCTGGAAACATTCGCAATATAGCAGTAACAGAGGTTAGATCGACGGTTGAAATGATTCGCGCAGAATACAAAGATCGGGTATTAGCAAGCAACCCCCAATTAGAAGGGGTTAAAACCTGGATTCATAACCGGAACTTATCAAAGGAGCCCCGGTGGTACCATGAGGAACAACACCTGGTAACTATTCCAGATGATGAAAAGTTTCAGGTATCAAGGGGGGACGGTTCCGGGGTTGATTTAATGGATAGGCCACATGATCCAACGGCTTCGGCCGGGCAGAATATAGGCTGCAGTTGTGGGATAAAATATCAGGTCCGATTCAAAGAAGATCGGGCGGTTAAGGGGTAAAAAAAATATGCCAGATGTAACAACTCTTGAAGAAAAGAGAATCCGCATACCCTTTCATATCCACCCTTACAAATTCGAGCAAGGGTTGCACGCTGTCGAAAAAGCAGACACGTCTAACGGAGGGGTAAAGCGGCGCTACTTGGTGGGCATAACGTCCGGAATGAAAATTGATGGTCATGGGGAACGTATGACTAAGGCTTGCATAGATTACATGCAAGAGCAGGCAAAGTCCGGATCAATCCTTCTTTATGAAGGGCAGCACGGGGTAACATTCACCGAAGACATAGGAAAATTAGTTGATTCTGAGGTAACCCCGACCGGTGAATGGATTACGACTTATAGGCTGTATGATGCTTTAGACGGTTTTCCGGAAGGGTCCGACAAGCTAAATAGAGCCGATACGTTATGGAAGCAGGTCAACGGCTTTCCCCCATACGTTGACGAAAAAACAGGGGCACCGCGACCCTTACAAAAGGGTTTTTCTATCGAAGGCTATATCCCCGATAATGGGATTCTGTCTGTAAGTGAAACCGGGCAGAGGGTAATCAACAGGGTCTTGATTGATGGTTCATTAGTCACACCCCGACCCGCTTACACTGACTCGGTTATCACGGCGGTATACAAAGCCCTTGACGAACTGCAGCCGGACAGGCGGAACTATGTTTCCGATAATATCCGGGGAAAATTCTTAAGAAAGATAGAAACTGAAAAACAAAAAGACAGTTACTATCAACAGAGGTTTAAGCTAGAAGAAGCTTTAAACGATGCGATCGACGAAATCATGGTAAATGGTGTTCAGTCTATTGATAGGCTGAATATCCTTTTTGATGAATACAAAGCCGTGGTTATCCCGTTGATTATGCAACATGGGGCTATTTTTTATAACCCCGCCCAACCCGCACAACCACAGGCCGGAAGTGTGGTGCACATGTCCAAAGCCGGACGCGAACGCCTTAGAGTGCTAAAAAGCATAGAGGGGCAATTGGCCGTTTACCTGGAAACTAGACAAAAAGACCAGGTTAAAAAATCACTTAACAAGGAGGCCCGTAATGACACCGGGAGCAACAGTGCAAAACGCTTTAGATCCACAGGAAAAGCCGATTATAGAAAACATAATTAGCCTTTTCCAACAGCTGCTATCTATGCAGAATGGACAGGCAACAGAGCAAGCGGCCGTCGAGGCTGCTATGGGTGGGGACGGTTCAGCCGATCCCAATAAACCAAACGACGATCCGAACTGCGCGAATAAGGCCATGACTACAGAGGACGGAGAGACAAAGGCAGAGGATAGGATTAATAATTCATCTGAATTAAACGATCAATCACTGCAGGACATTAAAAAGTCTCTTACGGCTCTTATCGGTATTATGGCCCCCAAACAGTCGGCGTTCATCCCACAAGCTGCAGCCGTTACAAAATCAGTAACAGCGGCCAATCCTGCAAATAACCAATTGATAGCGACCCTTAACAGTATGCAGACTGTTCTAAAATCCATTATGGACGAACAGCAAGCACAGAAAGCATTAAATGATCAGTTAATGGGTGCTATGGGCTTTTCTGAGGAAGTAGTCAAAAAATCAATCGCGCAGACTAAAACAAATCAAAATAACAAACCGGTACAAAATACCGATTTACACATTTTTGCAAAAGAATTAGTCGGAGAGATTTTTAAATCTATCGGTAACCAGGGCGGAAGTAATGGCAACATTAACCCGATGCCTATAAATGATCCGCTGTCTGCCTGGAATCAGAAAAGAGACGTACATAAAAACATGAGGGTTATTGCCGAGGCTATCCATAGAGGATGCACAACACAGCCAGGAATCCCCCTCACCGGTCAAAACGAATAAGCTTTTAAAAGATAAGTAAGGATTAACAGGAGGTTAAGATTGAAGACTGTTGAATATGTACAGATGTTCGGGTCCCCGGATGGTAAGAGGCTTTTACAAAAAGCCTTGACAACTTCCATAACCAGCGGCGGGCCTGCTATCGAGGAACATCTAGAAACAATTATCACAAACGAAATGGTACGGCTAGTTCCTGAATTGGCCGTAATCGAAACAAAATACGATCCGCAAGATATACACCGGTTTTCCCGGTTGGTCGACCTGCCGGCCCCTGGCTCTGCTATGGGTCAGAATTCGGTAACCCCGACCACTTCCAGCCAGTTAGAGAAAGCAACTACTACCATGAAAGTAATGAAGCGCAAAGGCAGCGTTACCGGATTGTTAAAGGCTGCAGCAAGCAAAAATTATGACATGGTGGAAATGGAAACGGAAAACCAGATCCAGGCCTTTGCAAACGACCTTGTAACCTATCTTTATCACGGAAACAAGGACGCGGACGCGTACACTTTTGACGGTTGGAATAAGTTCATAGCAACTTACCGTAAAAATGAAACGTGGGGCGGAACCGTACCGGCCAGCCTGGCCGTGCTTGATGGAATGATCGATTCATCCAACAGGCGCAAGGGTCAACCGCATAGGCGCTGCTTTGTAATGTCCCCTGAAATGCTGACTAAGCTTTCCGGTTTTTATACAAATATCAGGGACAACCGCGACGCCAATAATGACGGGACAAACGCCCTTATGATTAACGGCGGATGGAGACTGCAGACCTATAGAGGTATTCCGATCCTGGAATCTTCCTCTACACGGCCACTCGCGCAGATGACAGCGGTTACCGCTGGCCATGCCGGGGCCGGATCTGCTTTGGCTGATAAAACCCGTTATTTCCAGGTCGCTCCGGTTACGTGGGATGGTGAGCAGATTGCAAGCGCACAAGTTTCGGACACTTCTTCTAGCTCCGATACGGTAACGCTTTCTTGGACAGCCTATCCAAAAGCCCTTTTTTATTATATCTATTGTTCTGAGACTACCGGACAGGCTAAATTGACCCGCGTTATAGCTGCTAAAAATTACGATGGTGACGGAACGCCTACGACTGCAGTAACAGGGATTACCTTTGCAACCGATCCTTTGACTGCTAATGATAGCGTACCGACTCATATGCAGGACGACCGGCCGTTTAACTATACAGGCGGTATAGCCCCGGAAACGATCTATTTACTTGATCTTGATACATATCAGGGTATGGGTAAATTTGCGTACACCAACGAAGACGGCGGGCGGCTTGACGGACTGGTAAGCGTTATCCCGTTGGCTAAGGTAGACGATCATGATGACTTCTTACTTAAGTGTTACGGCGCTTTAATTGATGCTTTCGAAGCTACCTGCGGAATGCATAGAGGGTTAAGGGTGGCATAAGATGGCGGATGAATTAGAACAAGGATTACCCCTGACCGGGGGTGCTGTTTTAACCGCCAATGAGCTAGAGGAACAGGGGGGAGAAAATCCCCCCGTTTCCAATGATGGGCCTGAAAACCAGACGGCGGCGGTAAATGATGAGCAAGGATCCTCCGAAGAGGATTTAACAAAAGATCCGGATCTTGAATCGCAAGGCAAAAAGCCCGATAACAGCCCGGACGATAAAGCGAAAAAAAAGCGCGGACCTAAGCCAAAGCAAGGGCCGGACCTGCCCAAAGAAACCAAACCGGCTAAAAATAAACCGGTTGAAAAAATCAAGCCTAATGCTGTTTATGAGTGTAATTTTGCCCCGATGGGTGAATGCAACGTAACAATCATTTATAAACAGGATGGCCGGGAATTCATCAAAGAATTAAGCCTGGTAGATAAGCGCTATAAAATCCCCGAAGAACTTCCAGAGGAAGAAAAGGTCTTTTTTAGAAAAGCCTTGATTGCCAATAATTTTACAGACGTTACTGTCTTAGATGCCGGCACGTCTTACGATAAGGATCAAGCTAAGCTTATTTATAAGGTTGTACACCCCGATCAGGCTGAAAGAAATAATATTAACGGTTCTATATCGTTAGTGCTGCTTGATGATAACGGAGCCCCGATGTACCACAAAAACGGGGAGTCAAAAGGCAAGCAGATTCAAAAGCAGGTAGTTATAACAAACGGCAAGGTATTTACTGACGATAAGTTAGTATACGAGGCTTTGTTACGTGCCGGCTTTAAGCATTCGGGGACGGTTCCAAAGGAGGAATAATCTTATGTATAACACAATGACAAAGGGTGAGGGTGAAGCATTAGAGCAGATCTGCCAGGGGATGCAAAACCATCAAGTCGGGAAAAAGCTAAATTACATTCTTACGCAGATTAACGGGATCGGAACGCAAGTTTTTCTTGACCCTGCTAACGGTGACGATGGCAATGATGGCTTTTCCCCGTTCTCTGCTAAAAAAACCTTTGCGGCTGCTTATGCTCTGCTTACAGCTAACAAAAACGATATTTTGTATCTAATCGGAAATAATGCAAGTCTTACCCTGCCGGCTAAAATCCTGTGGAATAAAGACTATACACACCTGATCGGTGTTTGTGCACCGGTGGCGCTGGGTAAACGGGCCCGTATCTTCCAGGCTGCAGCGTTGACGGGGGTTGACCCTCTGATCGATGTCCAGGCGTCCGGCTGTATGTTTGCCAACTTCCAGGCAATGCAAGGCGTAAACGATGCAACAAGCAAGGTCTGCTTTCGCGTGAAAGACTGCGGAAGAAATTATTTTTATAATGTGCATTTTGCCGGTATCGGACACGCTACAATGGACGTTGCGGGTGCGTCTTCTTTGAAGCTGGATAACGCCGAGGAATGCACCTTCGAAGAGTGTCAGATCGGGCTTGATACAATTTCCAGGGCGCAAAATTCGACCGAGCTATGGATTGATAATACCACACGCAGGATTAAGTTTAAAAACTGCAAAATATACGCTTATATCAGTAATGCCGGTCACGCTCTTGTTACTATTGAAGACGGAACAGCGATCGATCGTACTATTGAGTTTGAAAATCCGGAATTCTTAACGGATTCTTTAAACCAGGGCGTAAGCTGTACATCAATCTTTAATATCAAAGCGGCCATTACACAAGGAAAGATTATTATAAAAAATCCGATCCTTGTGACCGATGGCGCAAGCGGTACCGGTGAATGGGACAGCAATAACCGAGGCATTATTTGGGTATTTGCCCCGGCTTGTGTCGCTGCCGGTGCTGGCGGTGTGGCTACTAAGCAGTAAAATATTTTTACCTGTAATTTATGATTTAAAGGCTCTCGGGGTACCCGGGGGCCTTATGTTTAAAAGGGGTTTTTATGCCTAAGCCTACAGCAACAGCAATAAGAAGCATTATAGAGGGTTACGGGGTTAGCTCCGACGTGATAACTAATGAATGGTTGATTGACTGCATGAATGAAGAAATACTACCACACATCGAAGATCTTACCGGGTTAACTTTTGATGGTCTTAAAACAAAGACAGAATTCTTTAATGGAAATGGAACGTCAACTTTAATCCTTAATAAAAAAAATATTGTATCCGTGGTAAATGTTAGAGACATAGGATCGATCAATTCTTTTCCCCCTGGAAGTGTG